AATCTTTTTGAATAGATCTTCATTGTATTTGTATGAATGAAGTTTTGCACAATCAAGAACACCTGTCTTTGATACTGTAGCACGAGAGTATGCGTCTGCTGACTTTCTCATCTCAAACTCTTTTACAAGATAGTTGACTTCTTTCTGTGCAGATCTTCTGAATAACCTGTAATTGTTATCAGCTTCTTGAAAAATGTTTCTTGCTGGTTTGTAAGTATTCTCTTGAACCTCTAAGTCATATCTTTTTTGTTGTGTAATCCAACAATCATCAAGGACACTGTGAATAGTGTCAACTTTGATATGAAGATTATCAAGTTTAAGATCTGGTAGTGTGCAATACTCAGGGTCTCTTGCACTGCTACCATCTTTGTTGTTCAAGTTTTCTAGATTTTCAGATAGTTTCTTATCTGTGATAGTGTCCATACTACCATGCTCTCCACCAGTAATATCACCAGCCGCTTCCATGTCTCCCATATCAGAATCAGAAGATATATCAGAATCAGAAGATATGGTTGGATTGCCATGCCACTCTTCTTTCTCTTCATTGAATGGTAGTTCTTGATCGGACTCAGTTGTCTGAGAAGGAGTTCCTTGAGTAGACTCACCTATAGTGAAGTCATCGCCAAGTTGCCAATCTTTAGAGAAGTCACCACCATTACCTTCCATTGAGTCTTTGATCTGTTCTTTCATGAAATCAAACAACTCAACAGAAAGATCTAGCACTTCTTGGAATGTCTCTGTCTTGGTTGCTTTGTTTACAAAATAATCTTCATTATCTGAAAATGGAACATCAACAAAGTTACCAATCTTAGCGTTGATATTGAGTCTGTCTGGTAGATTCATTTCTTCTACTTCATTTTCAGATAACTCAAAGAAATCTTGTGATGATAATTCTTTGTATCCATTGAAAAATGTCTTGACGATACCAGCATACTTACGCTTCATCAACTTCTCAATTCTTACGTCCTCTAGAATATTGACATAAGACATTGGTAGTTCTGGATAATCTTTTTTCCAGTTGTCTGCTGGTGTGTATAGTGCGTGTCCTACCTCATGTCCTACGAGAAGGTCGTATACGGACGCAGAGGCCTTCTCCCACATTGGAAGGGTCAATACTCTACGTTCTACGTCAAACATCGCTGTGTCAACCTTACGGTTCTCGATGATTAGATCTTCTGTTGCAAGTAGTTTTGCAAGTTGACCTTTAACTTCGTAATTAATCTTGGTGAGCATTTGTTTCCTTGTCTATGTTATTATAATAACCGATTCTATGTTCACTTACAACCAATAGTGGACACTTTTTTAACTGGCACATTGAGACAAGTAAGACTCACACAATTCTAACTAGCTTCCTGACCATTTGATCGCCGTATCTAACGCTTTCTTCGCTGTATTCTGCATTTTTATAACCTTACTCTCGTATGTAATCGTAAATCCAAATAAATCTCCTTCGGGATCATCAGGCATACCTACAGGTTGCACAAAAAATATCCCTGCATTAGCAACTGTTCTCCATTCCATGTCAATGAATCCCAGATCTCTTAAAGCACACTCAAGTTTAAGTGAATGACACCCATCTAATAGTAACATACGGTATACCGAACATTGTACCTTATGTAGAATACTTAACCTTTGTAAATCCGTTCATTTTTTCAAAGGTAATTAAATTATCCAGTCTATCAGTGAGTTCATCAACCTTATGAGATATCATAAACACATAAGCATCCTTAATGACATACTTGATTATCTTTGTAAACTCGTCAGTGCCATTACTATCGAGGGAACTGTCAAATATTTCGTCAAGGATCAGGATGTTTGTACTAGATGAGTTCTTCATCTTAGCAATATCTCGCCATGTAAAGAGTATGGCTAGATCGATTCTCATTTTTTCACCTTCAGAGAAGGATTCGTAACTAAACTTCTCATGTATGGGTGACTTTATACACTCATTAAACTGCTCATCAAGAGTAAAATTGATATAGAAGTCCATCATTTGAAGATACTTATTGATCTTCTGATTCATGATAGGCAGATACCTTCTCATGATCTTTGCTTTAACTCCAGAGTCTTTCATCATGGAGTTTGCAAAGTCAAGATAGTCTATATCTTCGGTGTGTTTGGATTTATCTTTTTCTACGTTTGTTAGATCACTTTTGAGACCTCTAAGAGTGGCTCTTTCAGTATTTCTGTTTGCAATTTGATCGGCAATGTCTTGAATTTCCTGTTCATGATCTCGTATCTGTCGTTGATACTGAGAAATTTTAAAATGGTTTGTTGAAATGTCATTCGTTAGTTGTGTGATCTGCTTAGAAACATCAATAAACTTTGTCTCTTTTGTTTGTTCTTCGTTTATTGACTCTTGAAGTTCTTTGTAAGCGGAGTTAATCTCCTTTACCTTCTCTTCTATGTCTCCAATTTTATTTAAGCGAAACTCCTCCTCTATATGCTGTCCACATGTAGGGCATGATACGTTATCAGTAAAAAACTTATGATCGGATGTTATATTCTGTATCCGTTGTTCCAGTTTGACTTTGATTGTGCTTTTTTTCTTAAGAGAACCTTTGACAAATGCAAGTTTTTTGAGTTCTGGTTCATGATTATTCTTAATATTATTTGATAAAACTTCATTTTCTTCCATCAGAGAAGATGTATCATTTAGTAATGAGTCAATCTTCTTTTTTGTATTGTTGATTCTCTTCTTACCGCTACTATCAAGATCAGAAATAAAGCTTTTTTGCATTTCGATCTTCTCTTCTATCATTTCTTTCTTGATAGTGAGTTCTCTGATCTCTGTATTTGCTTTACTGATCTTATCTCTGAGTATTTTTGCCATTCCAGAGAAGATTTTGATATCTAAAACGTCTTCTACTATGGCTCTACGGTCTGAACCACCCAACTGCATGAAAGGAACGAAGGTTGCAGACCCTAAAATTGTGGTTTGTGTGAAAGATTTATAATTTAATCGTAAAATATTGTCTTCTAAGTATGCTTGTTGATCATTCTGGTTGGCAAATTGATCCTGTTTCTTACCATCTATGTAAATTTCAAATAGAGTTGGCTTCATACCTCTGACTATGGTATAAATTCTACCCTGTATCTCAAATTCTATTTGAACTTCGCACTCTTTTTCATTCACAGTGTTGATCAACTGTGATTTTTTAATTTTTCTGAATGGTTTATTATATAAAACAAACGTAAGAGCATCTAGAATAGTAGATTTACCCGCTCCATTTGCACCTACTATTAAATTTGTCTGAGATTTTTGGAAACTAATAATTATAAACTGATTGCCAGTCGATAAAAAATTACGCCACCGTATCGTCTTGAATACTATCATATTTTGGTGGGATCACTATATCATCTGCTGTGATAATAACATACTTATACTTGTGTCTTTGACAAGTCTCAACGGCCAGTTTATCATCTATTTCTACAACTGTCAAGTGTCCTGTACTTTCTTCTGCTTCTAAAAGGCCTGCGTATCTTGTAGCATCATCTTCTTGCTGAAAGAGATATAAAGCCTTCTGACCATCATCATTAGTGACAGCATAGGCTCCTTCTCCCTCGTGGCCAGCAAGTGATAGAATGTACATTGGTTTACTCCGCTTCACAGGCTTCCAAGTAAACTTCTTTTAGAAGTGTTTTAACTTTTTCTTTTTCCAAGTCAAAGTCAGAATCCTCGATGTACTTATTTAGAAGTGTGAGTGTATCTTCAATTTTTTCACCATCAAGATCCACCTCTGTGTCATTGACCATCGTGTTCTCTACTATCTTCAGATCTATGACACCAGCTTTTAAAAGTTTGTCAAGAAATTTATCATATTGAAGTTGACTCGTCCTAGACTTTATGAATAGTTTTACAATCTTATCTTTATACAGATGTGCTTTGAATAATTCTGCTGGAGTATTATCGTAGTATATCTTTTCAAAAATATGATTTGGATTTTCTATGAACTCAATCTCTCCTGTTTCTGTATCTAATATATTGAATCCTCTCTTATCTCCACAATCATTCCAATACATTTCATATGGATTACCTAAGTAGAAGACCTGTCCATCATTACTTCTAGTATGATAGTGTCCTGAGAATACTGTAGGAAACTTGGCAATAATACCTTTATCAATACCACCTTGCTGGAACATGCCTGGATACAATTCAAATCCATGTAGTTCTAGATGACTAAAAGCCATCTTAGCATCTGACTTTTCTATCGCTGCAAGAGTCTCCTGATAGTTGTCATCACATATCCAAGGCATCATCATTGCTTTGAATCCATCTATGTCATATGTGTCTGGTCTAGAGATGGGTGTGATGTTATCGTAGTGTTCTAGAAGTGAATCTATTGAGTTTATCTTATTTGTATTCTTGTAATAGACATCATGATTACCTACAAGTTGCCAAACTTTCACGCCTAATTTTTCAAACTTGTCATATACATGCTCTTTCGCCCAATCAAGTGACCAATAATCTATGTTCTTTCGGTTATCAAAAGCATCTCCCATATGGATGCAGTGATTGATACCTCTCTTTTCTAGTTCTGGAAAGAATATATTGTCATAAAATTTTTGAAAGAAGTCATGAAAGACCTTATTACCTCGTCTACCGCCGAAGTGTGTGTCTGTAATGATTGCGATCTTCATTGATTCATCTTTGTTTGAACTGCCTCTTTTATAGAATTGTAGTCACTAGAATTACCGTAAGGATCGTCAACGTGCATAACCTCGTCATACCCCGACTTCTCAATGATCTTTTCACGGATCTCCATTTGTTTTTTCTCTTTCTGTATACGTCTGAGGAAAGCATAGTGTATGATTTGAGTGAAGTACGCAAAAGGATTCGTAGATTTCTCTGGATTGAAGTTATGTATGTACTGGACACAATTCTCTATACCATCAGATATCATGTCCTCACGGAACATATAGTTTACAAAGTTTGGTTTATATGAAAGGTGCGTTGCAATCTTTACAAAGCACTCTCCAAGGTAATTAGTGATGCGTGGTTTCGGATCACCTTTTTCCTCCGCTGCCTTTACATCAGCCTTGTATTGTACGATAGCATAAAGGAATTCTTTATTGTTAACGTAATGTTCAGATCTCTTTCTAGTCTTACCTTTTGCGGGCATTATACTGTCCTTTGTTATGAATATAGTCTAACATAAAGTTGGGGACTTGACAAGTGTTGTAAATTGATGTACAATAACTCTGTCAGAGTTCAAGGGAATGCTATGTAGCTTCGCCTTTCTTATAAAGCTTCTCAAGATTCTCTCTGGCCTCAGCGACTGAAATTACATATCCCATCTTCTTTGTGACCTTTATCTTCTCTGAACATGTATCTTTTAAGTTTGAAAATATAAATTTCTGATAATACTTGACGACCTCAGAATCCTCGCGGGCCTCGACGACAGTTATAACTCTATCCATAGGAATAATTACAATATTCTCACTTGGCATACTTCTCAACCAAGGCATCATACGGAGACCTTCGTGTCTCCCATCCATACTGACTGTTTCTATTTCTACAGGATCACTCACAATCAGAACCGTGCGACCATTTTCCTCGGAAGGCAAAACTTCACCGAAGATCTCCTCTCCTGAGACTAGTTTTAGGGATGCGTAGAAATCTTCTTCCATCTATTTTCCTATGATTGTGTTGTTCATAACCAGATAGTCTATATTCATATTTAGGAAAGCATCAATAGCTTCTTGTGGGGTTTCTACTATTGGTTCACCACTATCATTGAAAGAGGTATTCAATAATACAGGAACTCCACTGATCTTATAATACTCTTCGAGTAGTAAGGATAAAAATCCATGATCCACTGTCTGTATTCTACATGTATTATCTACATGGGTAATGGCTGGTATCTTATCTCTCTTATCTTTCTTAACCGTCTGAGAATACAACATGTATGGACTATCAATGTTCTCCTCAAAATAATCTTTTAGATGGTCCTTAAGTATGACCCCAGCAAAAGGTCTCCACTCTTCTCTATGTTTAACCTTCTCGTTTAAAATATCCTTGTTCTCTTTATATTTAGGTGACATCAAAATAGATCTATTACCCAATGCACGAGGCCCAAACTCAGATCTACCTCTATACCATGCGACTATTTTTCCATCCTCCAAGTATTGTGCAACCTTCTTTAGATCTAGATTCTCTTCTCTGATTTGTGGTGGTGTAAGATATCTTCTACCTAGAAATGCTAGGTCAGAAGGAACTTGAACATCATTCCATAATGATGAACCAAAAGCAGCCGCTCCGTATGACAAACCACAGTCACTCACAAAAGGTGTGATGTGAAACTTTCTGTGCTTAAATTTCTGTACTATCTTTGTGTTAACATTGATATTAAGAAAAGTACCGCCAGTCAAGCAAACAACAGGTTCCAAATAATCTTCATCAAATCTTTCGATTAGTTCTATTAGGGATTCCTCAAAATTGTATTGCAATAACTGAGCTTTCTCTTCTGGAGTCAGTGGATAAGGATCTGGATCTCTCATACTAAACTCACACTGGGGGAAGTATTGTCCAAATTCATATAGTTTTGTATTATGTTTTTTAGATCCATACGCAGCAAGACCCATGATCTTACCGCTCATGGCACAGTGATGTAGTGGATCATTATACTCTATTTTCTTCTTAGCTTTCTTACAATAGATGTAGTGTGACCATGTTTGGTGTAGTAATCCCCATTGAGCATTGAAAGGAATGTATCTAAACACTCCCTTTCTCTTATTGAAATACACTAGAGAACCTGTCTCTAACCCAAGAGATACTTTATTAGTCCAGTTGTGACACCCTCCTCCATCAATTACAATACAAACACCCTCGTTTGCTGGTTGAGTAAAGATAGAAGAATAGGCATGTGCTTGATGATGAGAGATATATCCTATGTCTGCATTTGGAAAGACCTCTTGTAAAAATTTATGAGGTTTACCCTGTGAAAGATGTTTCTTCACCCAACCTTCTAATCCAATATCTACAAATATAACTAAGTCAATCTCTTCTTTCGACAAGTTATCTAGAACATAGTCGATTGATTTTTCTGGATATCTACCATCATACTTAAGTCTACTGAGTCTTTCTTCTTGTATGCTACATACATGTTCGCCATTTACGAACAGAGTCGCACCAGCATCATGTATATAAGATTCTCTAGCTGATCCATCAAAACCAATAGATCCGTATATACCCAAGACTTTCATTTTAAAAATACCTTCTCAATTTCATAATTAAACTTCTCTTCATTATATATTTTAACACGTTCAACTAAATGATTCAATGTATAATTCTTTTTACTTTTGACAGAAATGTCATCTGCGATATCATATAAGACGGCTTTAGTTTTATTTTTACCTTTACGCAAGACCCTACCAATACTCTGTAAATTGCGTATTCTACTTTTGCTAGGAGATGCAAAGATGACGTTATGTAAGTTCTTAATGTTAATTCCTGTAGAGAATGTACCATAAGAGGCCACAATGATTGCGTCTGATTCTCTATCCACAATAGACCTAACCTCTTCACGTTCTTCACCATCTACACCACCATGTACATAAAAAACTTTTCTCCCACTCTCAACACTATCATTAATTAAATTATATAGTGGTTCACCATGAGCTTCTACCCTACTGTATAGAACTAGAGTATTACCACTTAAACTCAGTGCCAGATTTTTTATGAAAGCATTTCTCTTATCGTGTTCTATGATGTAGTTCATCTCTTCCCTATAGTCATCAAAAGGTATTGCAGGGTGTTTGATAAGAATAATTCTGATATCTAACTTTGCTAGTTGTCCTTTAGTTTGTAGATCCGATGTATCTGTAACCTTGTATGAAGGACCGAATAGTCCTTCTAACACCCACTTGTGAGTCTGTGATCCACTTAGAGTTCCAGTAAATCCATATCTATACTTGGTATCTCTCATCTTAGACATGATAGTGATAAGAGATTTGGACTTGAATTGATGTGCTTCATCTCCTATGATGACATCAAACTGAGCAAAAAATGTCTTGTCCATAGTATAAATGGACTGCCATGTAGATATAGTTACACGTTGTTGTGCATTTTTATTTCTACCAGCATACACCCTATGACAATGCTTTTCTACATCCCAACCATAATCAGTAAAGTCTTTATACATCTGTTCTACAAGAGATGTAGTTGGAACTACTAGTAATATTCTCCTCTTTCTTCCTACATGATATCTCGCAACGGCATATATCATCAGAGATTTGCCTGATCCTGTTGGAGATATAATTAATCTTCTATTGAATCTCAGTGCATCATATACCCCATCTATCTGATAGTCTCTAGGTTTGAAACTAGAAATTGCAGTCATATAATCCTTTACACCTTCTAGTGATATCTCATCATTCTCTTCAAAAGGTGTGCCATATGTTTCATTATTGATAAATTCTACACTATAACTTGCCTTTCTTGCCCATGCAATAACCTTATCCAGTAGTCCTACATACAACTCACCTGTTGCAGTAGAAAACAATCTTATCTTGCCATCCCAATGTCTGTTCCTATACTGAGGCATATACTTAGCGCCTGGAACATCAAAGGTAAAATAGTCTGACAGTTCTTGTTGCACATGAGGTTGTGCATCTACAGTCAGATGTACTTCATTCTTTTTAGCAATGATAAGATCACTCATAGTCCATTGGTAAATCGTTGCCACTCAATGGCATTTTTGATTTGGTATGTTCTATTAGATATAATTTTCAGAATACTTTCTAGATACTCAAGCATGATATCGTAGTATTCTATCTTTGCAGTACACTTGATAAGATCTGGATCTGCATCAAAATACTTATCTAAGTCTGCTTTTAAAACCTTATAGTCAAACGGTTTTTCTGCATACACCTCTGGTGATGCCTTGCCACTATAATAAATCCACTTTTCTTTTCTTACTATCTTATACTGTGTCTCTTGTGATTTTTTTAGAGTCAGTATGTTATTGTAAATTCTGTAGTATTTGGCGTGTAAGGCGGGTATTTTTGTTGATTCGTTGTGTAATAATTCATTATCAATTATGGAATCTTTGTCCCATAAGTCTTGTATAAATTCAAGATTCATCCTTTAATAGACTCTCCACATTAAAAATAGTATATTTGAAAGTAGCAGTCGCTACAATATAATTTATATCAGTTGCATCAGCAGTAAATGGAACTGGTGTCAACGATACAGGAAACATATCCTTGAAGGTAATCCTTGCAATGGGATTGAAACTACTGCTGTAAACTAACAGAGAAGCGTCAGATCTTGCAGCACCTAGAAGGTCAGTATTCTCAGGGTTTAAGTCAATTGCTTCTTCTAGGGACTCTGGATAACCTAATGCTCTCATCCATCTTTCTATCTGCAAGTAGTTTTCTAGATTCTCATCAATAAAGAATTCGATATCAAGATCACCATATTGCAACTTATCGCCAGGAACTGGGATGTCTCTGAGGTAGTTAGATTGAATTGCTGCACCCAGAGTTAGATTGGGGATAGAAACAGACTTTGAAAAAAAATCAACCTTTGGAGCCTTAGTTAGAACAAACTTGAATCCAGCTGGAGACAGAAAGTTCCTATTCTTTATTTGTCTATCAAAGAAGCGATCTGGCCCCTCGACATTAGTGTATGTCATGGTTTTTACTTTTATTTATCAGCAGTCTTTAGACATGTCTTCTGCCATGTTACCACCTATATCAGCGCCTTGATTACCACCAAACATAGCCACCCAACCAGCAGCGACCCAACCAACAAAGGGAATAGTACTAAGAGTAGGAGCAGCAGCTGCACCAACTGAAGTACCAACAAGTCTTCCTGTACCTTCTGCACTTCCGATTGCCTTGATACAGGCCTCACTTTTTCGTGCGGCAGTTATCTCATCTGATTGTCCTTGAGTCAATCCAGGCTTCTGATCTAACCATGAACGAGTGTTAGATACTGCACCACCTTGATTGGTTTGACCATCCATGAAGTATTCTTCTGCAATCTTAGTAGTGTTGTTTGCTAGTCCTAAGAAACCACCCTTCTCTTTGATGTCCTTAGTAATGTATGCTGTCTTGGGATCATTTGCTTTATACGAAATAGCATATCCATCCTCCTGTACACTTACTTTATAGGATGTGTATGGGCCTACTGGTATATTAACGTTTGGTAATTTGTTTTTTTCTCTAGTTGCGATATATCCAATCATTCCGATATGTGACACAGCGAAGAGACTGCCAACAAGACCAACAGAGATCCATTTTAGTTTATTCATAATGATCACTATCTACTGTCTATTATATAGGCACAAAAAAAGAGACCCTTTTGGGGTCTCTTGTAAGATTGTAATTATCTGAATTACATTAAGTTTGTAACCTTGACTCTTCTGTAGTAACGGTTTGTGTTAGCAAGAAGTCTTCCAAGACCTTGGTTAGATACGTTACCTTCTGCAAATGGGTTTGCAACGATACCGTAACGAGTCTTAAAGCCAATTTTTGGTTGGAATGTGTCTTGTCCCACAGCTCTTACCATCTGTAATGGAACGTAAGGGCAGTAGAATAAACCAGCGTCATAAGGGTTAGTACCCTTGTAACCAACAACGTAGTACTGATTAGCGTCATTGTTTGCAGCGAAAGGATCGATGTAAACTTTGTACTTACCAGCAAGTGTACCAGCAAATGTGTTACCAGTATCGTCAACGTTTAAGTTAGCGTTAAGTGCAGGGGTGTAATCTAGGATTCCAGCCATTGTTAGAGCAGAAGCAACGTCAGCAGAACAAAGGACAACGTTACCCTTTCCTCTACGAGTTCTTTGTGCGATTTGGTTCGC